AAAGGGCTCCGCCGCAACGGCGTCCCTGCCTCGGACCCCATTCCCCGCACCGGGACCCCACCGGTGCGTCGCGCCAAAGCGCAGGCAGACACAACTGCTTCAACAAAGACAACTCCGAGAGTTTGCTTCAAATGCCAGGAGGCGGGGCACATTGCAAAGGAGTGCAAGAATGCCAGAGTAAGACTGGATCGTTCCGGCAAGCCGGTGAAACCCGGCAAGAACCTCACACACGAACATGAGGGTCTGCCACGTGATGGGAAACGACACCAGCATTGGCACTTGTGCGAGAAGTGCAACGAGCCCTTCACCCATGCGCATCGGGTGCAATCGAGGGAAGAATCGGAGAAGTACCAACACGTGTGTGGAGACTGCAAGCATGCTGACGGTGAAGACCAGCGGCGTTATGACAGGATAAGCGAAGAGATCGATGAGGCCAGAGCCAAGAAGGCACTGGACGAAATCCTCTCGGAGCCAATTCCCGAGAATGACGGCCAACCACCTGAGGATGTCGCGAAACCCACCCCAGTCGTGGACATGGAGGCTCTGGAGGACCGGCTACTGGCCTTCCTCCAGCTCCAGGCCACCGGCCTACCAAGGGACATTAACATTTATGTCGCCTTGAACCGAAGAGCCATTGTCTGGCTCAAGGAAGAAAAGGTCGTCGACGAAAGGGTGCAGCGAAGCATGATCTCACGCGTCCTGGACAAAACCATGCTCCTCACACCAGCGGAGGAAGTCATGAGGTCACGCGCGAACAACCCGCACTGGACCTGGGGAAACTGGCACGCCAGGGAACTCGGGACAGGCACGCTCCACACCATGGGGGCGCGGGCGAGGGTCGCGACGTTTCTGGGTGCAGGAATCGTAGGCAGCACAGTAGGTGGTGCACTCGGCTGGAAAGCCGCAGGTGCCATTTGCAGGAAAGCCGGCGAAGCTCTTGTCCCAGTTGCGCACGAAATCGCGTGGCAAGCAGCATGCGCAAGCACGGGAGTGGGTGCTAAGGTGCTAGGTGCAATGCTGCCAGCCGTCTCAAACACAACTGTGGGACGGTTGGTCAGGGCTGGAGTCCTCGGTTATAGTGCGACCGTGGGCGCCAAGGTTGGGTTGGAGATTGGCGGCTGGCTGGTAAAACGGTCAGTCGTCGACCTCTCAAAGCGCTAGGCCAGTGGCATCCGGGCCCCCGCGATCTGCGTGCAACAATCAGGGCTAGTACAGCTAAAGCCCATTGCGCGCGGATGCTCGGTCGGGGGAGCACCGGACGTCCACTGCGACGAGAGGAGGAAATTAACCCGGCAAGTGCCACCATTCGTGGCCGGGTTGTGGGCACCTTACACCCACAGGGATTGCACATGCAATGAACTCGTCGCGCTGCGCAACCGCGTAGTAGGCGCAGTCCCTGAGCCCACAGTAGAAGGCTTACGTATGCTTAGAGCGGAAGCTCGGCGAGTAGCCAGCCGACTACCCACAGTCGCTCCCATGAGCGACCAAGCCTTCCTAGACCACTACAGCGGGAGGGCGAAGTCCAAGTACGCCAATGCCATAAAAGATCTTCAGGCAAAGCCATTGGACCTACGAGCGGACAGCACCATCTCCGCGTTCGTCAAGGCTGAGAAATTCAGCCCAAGCGGGAAAGTCAATCCGGACCCCCGGATGATTCAGGCTAGGAATGCCAGGTATAATGTGGAGGTTGGAAAATACCTCAAGCCAATCGAGCACCACCTGTACAGGTTGCGGAGCAAGAAAGGTCTGCCTTTGCTAGGGAAGGGTCTCTCCATGCAAGGGCGAGGCAAAGTACTGCGAGCGATCTGGGAGACGTACAAGAGACCAGTCTGTGTCTCTCTGGACGGATCAAGGTGGGACCAACACATAGCTCGAGAGGTTCTTGAAATAGAGCACAGCATATACCTTAAGTGCAATTCCGAGGAGTGGTTCCAACAACTCCTCAAGCAGCAGCTGAACAATCGCTGCAGAACATCAAGGGGCTGGCGGTACAAAACCCGCGGGAAAAGGATGTCAGGGGACATGAACACCGCGCTGGGCAATTGCATACTCATGGTCTGCATGGTCCAAGCTGCAATGCGAGAAATCGCAATTCCCTATGACACGTTTGACGACGGAGACGATGTGCTAGTAATCTTCGAGTCTGAGTTCCTGGAGAGGGTGATGGGAGCAATCCCAAATCTCTTCCTAGGGTTTGGGCAGGAGGTGAAAGTGGAAAACATCAGCCACCGCTTTGAGGACATTGAGTGGTGCCAAGGGCATCCGGTGATTGGACCAGACGGGCAGTACTCCATGGTCGCGAACTGGCGAAAGATCTTAAGCCAGTCGGCGGCTGGGGTGCGATACTGGCATGAACCTAAGACCAGGTTCGACATGGGTTTCAGCGTCGGGCAGTGCCTCCTCGCAATGTACCCAGGGATGCCGATAATCCAGGCTTATGCCACCAGGTTGTGCTCCAGTGGGCAGCTAAACCGAGACGTGTTCGAAGTGGACTGGATCCACAAAGTGCGCGCCGCCGGGAAGGCCGAACTGCTGGGCAAGCTACAGCCACAAGAAGTGACCGCGGAGACTAGGACCTCATTCGCGGCAGCCTTCGGGGTGGACGAAGTGGAGCAAATTGTCATCGAGAATGCTCTACAGACCTGGAGCATCGGTGTCGGGGTTGAGGACGTCCCCGTGGAAGTTTCCGGGGACTGGGAGTGGAATTACATTCCCGGAACTGACCCGGCGTCTTGGGAAAGCCCAAAGCCCAACAATGCCAAGTAAGACCTGTCCATACTGTGGGGAGAAAGTCACACTCGTGAGCACTAAGGACTCCATCCGCGCTCATCACGCGGAGCGGCACCCTGAGCGTCTCGCTGAGATGGACACACGGCAAGCTGACAAAGCGCGAGTCGGCACCAAGTGGCGGTGTACTAAGTGCGAGGAGCAATTCTGCGATGTTCCATTGTACGAAGCACACCACGCGATTAAACATCAGCGTAATTAATAGCCACGAGTTGAAATCAGACCTGGTCTGTGAACTCCTAGAGGTCGGGTAACGCCCGATCATTATGAGACCAGTTGAAAGACACTGGGGGGGAACACGTCGGTGCGGCCTGGGAACCGCGCCCTCGAGAAATCCATCAGATCTGATAGCAACTCAACCCAGCTCTCGAGCAATAGAACCCATCCTAACATCAGGAGGGCCCACCCGGCGGGGTGAAGGGTTCTATGGGCACGCCGCAGAAACAAC